GCGCCAAGATGGCTGAAACCTTGTCAGTGAACTCGCCTTCGATTCCTTCAAGAGTGTCAGCGATAAGCTCAGGCGGCAAATCCTCGCTCATTAGGGCGGCGTATTCGTTGGCGATTTTGTAAAGCTCTGTCATCAGATTGCCTCTTCAAGTTGTTGCTTTTTCTTTGCGTATTCGGCCTGCACGCTTGATTGCAGCTTTGTGCCTTTGGTCATGGTGTAAGCCTTGCCAAATAGGTCTTTCAGCTCATCCATGCTGTCAGTCTGTCGCATTCCTTCGATAAGGTCTAGCGCCAGCGATTCCATGCGACTGAAGCGCTCTGCCGCTTCCGCTGCTACTTCTATTTCTGGTTTGTGCGGCATGACCGGCTCCATCTCGATTCCCTCGTCATCGTTCAGGTGATGGATGGCATTATCAACGCGCTCGACTCGCGGCCAGTATTTAGCGGCGCGCTTGACGATGGTCTTGCGGGCCATTTCTTCCCACCAGTTTTTCCAAGGGCCATTTTTGGCCTTGCTTGTGTTCTCTACCTGCTTGATATCAGCGAGTGACATCTCATCCGTCAGATAGTCGCCTTGCTGTGTTTTTACAGTGCAGTAACCACCAACAACCGGCCCGCGCTCGCCAAATGCGTTGTATTTGTGTGTTGGGGCCTTATCCAGCCCGTTTGATTCATAGGTGTCGTTGGCGTGCACGAGTTTGCATTGACCCCACTGAATCGCGCCGGACACTTGCGCAAGGTGCAGCAAGCCCATATAACTGATGTCAAGATGCACACCGCCATCGCGTGGCACCAGATACGCCAGCTTTGCAGCAGGGTTCAGCGTGATGCCAATGGCTGCCACATTGATGATGGCATTCTGCGCGCTGGTAGGATTTGCCATCGCTGTTTTAGCCAAAAAGTCATTCTTCTGGAATGCCTGGATGGCAAACTGACTTTCCTTGGCCCAGGTTACCGACTGGTCAGTCGCTGCTCCAGTGAACAAACCTACCTGCTGATTTACGAAAGTTACAACGTCGAAGCTCATTCCACATCCTCCACAACAAAAACAGTTTGCAAATCGCCGTCAATCACCAAGACACTACCATCTCGGCAAGCTCGCATCAGGTCAAGGCCGCCCATGATTACGTCATCGAATCCAAAGCATCCGAGTTCGCAGTTTTCCATCACTTAATCTCCTTCATGCAGGCGATGAATGTGTCGTTGTAGGCATTCCTGATTGCCTTGTCTTGGTTCTCCTTTGCGGAAAAGCGAGTCGTTCCGTATATCGCAACAGCCAACTCCACGAAAGCATCACCAGCACCGCTAGCCTGCTCAATAACGAGATCAGCCTGTACGCCAGCTTGGTGAGCTCCCATCACAGCCTGAGCAAACTCTGCTGACAACTTGCACATCTCGACATTTGACTTGCCTTCATCCGCCGCAACACCACCAGCAACACACATCATCACAACTCCAATCAATGCTTTCATCTTCTTTCTCCTGTCGGCGACATGCCGTTGATGTGGTCATAGTAGCACCATGGCGGATTGAGTCAATACAAAGCGCAATATTTTATGAAACCTTTTATGCTTTACATATATAAATTTATGACGTACCATTCAATCAACATCAACGGGAGGGCAATCACATGGCAAAGGTAGTTAAAACAGTTCGGATAGAAGAAGAGTTGGTTGAAAAGCTCAATGAGATAGCTAAGGCTGAATTTGATGGTAATGCCACTGCTGCGCTAGAGGCATTCATTGAGCAAGGAATTGCTTTGAGAGAGTTTACGGAGCAAGAACGCTGGTACATGTATACGAAATCAAAGTCTGTTGTTCACCACTACTCAAAAACACCTTTTGACTCACCAGAGGAGTTCAAGAGAACAAGAAGCCTTACAACCGCGCTCTGGATCTAGTGTGTTTAACATCGGGGCCAACTATGCACTGGTACAAGCGAAACATAGGTGACTACTACAAGAAGGCCGGAAGGCTTTCCATGCAGCAGCACGGAGCGTACACGCTTCTTATTGATGCGTGTTATGACAGGGAGCAATTCCCAACAGAAGAACAAGCGATTGAGTGGGTTTGGGCCTCAACTGAGGCAGAGATTGAGGCTGTAAGGTTTGTGCTAAGAAAGTTCTTCACTGAGGTTGATGGTGTTTTCGTGCAATCAAGAATAAGCGATGAACTCACAGACTACAGAGATAAGGCTGATAAGAATAGGCAGATAGCCATTGATAGAGAGGCGAAGCGTAGGGAAAATCGCACGAGTAAGCACGACCCGTGCACGGGCGGTTTGCATAATGAGCACGAATCGCCACCTAACCAAGAACCAGTAACCAGTAACCAAGAACCAAGAATTAATAACGATAAAAACCAAGGCTCGCAAAAGCTCGACTTCTCATCTTGGCCTGGCATACCTAGTGAGCAGTTGATGAGTGAGTGGAAACAGCTAAGGAAAAGACTAAAGGCTGGCGTAACTCAGACAGTGATTAACAGAACCGGAAAAGAGCTGCACATTGCACCAATGTTTTGAGCAGTGGGTTTACAAGGGGTGGCGTGGATTTGAGGCATCTTGGATGATGAGCCAGAAGCCTGATTTACAGCCACATCAGCAAAGCAAGCAACCTAGAGCATTTGGATCCTGATATGACACCTGAAAAACTTAGTTCTTTTGAAAGTGAGCAGATTTGGCTTGGTACGGTAATCCTGCATGAGCGCGGAGATTTGATAACAGAGCACGGCATTTGCGCAGAGCTTTTTTACTCATCAATTCACAAGATGATTTTCACTGCCTGCAACCGGATTCACAACAAGCGCCTAACAGTTGAGGCCACCATGGTTGCCAAAGAGCTTGGCGACATGGACTGCCTTGATATGGCTGGCGGATTCGGTTACATCGCTGAGATATGCAAGAACACAAGCAAGTCAAACGCTAGGCACTACGCAGAAACAATCAAGAGGAAATACCGAGAGCGAACGGCTTGGGCTGTTATGTCTGATGGCGTTGAGGCTGCATCATCCGGTGAGCTTGACGTTGACGCTGTGATATCCGCGCTGATGGCGACAATCACAACAGAATCAAACTACGAGTACGATTCAATGGGAGTGGCTCAGGCTGCAATTGATGAGCTTGAGAGAGCCATGCAAGGCACGTTTCCAGGCGTTATGTTTGGCATAAAGTCGATGGATGATGCCACGGGTGGCGCACACAACTCAGACCTAGTTGTTATCGCCGCAAAACCTGCTATGGGCAAAACAGCAATGTTGCTAAACATGATGATCAACGCCATGAATGACGGGCATAGCATCGGGTTCATTTCTGCTGAAATGCCAGTCGGACAGATTGGTATGCGAATAGCCTGCACAAACGGAAGCGTAGAAGCTCACAAGGCAAGAAAGGGCGAGCTTGATGATTGTGGGTTCAATAACTTCTCTCGTGGGCTGTCTGTTCTTCATAGTGTGAATTTGCAGGTTTACGAGAAGTCAGCACCAAGCATTGCGGAAGTGGAACGTATGGCTAAGAAGTGGAAACACCACAAAGGAATTAAGGCGCTTTATGTTGACTACATCCAGCGCATAAAGGGGAGCAACCCATCAGCGCAACGCTGGGAGCAGGTCGGTGAGGTTGTCATGCGCCTAAAGGACTTGGCCCGCGAGCTTGATATCCCTGTAATTTGCCTTGCGCAGGTAAACAGGGGCGTTGACACGAGGGGGGATAAGCGGCCAGAGCTTGGTGATATCGCAAACTCTGCCGAAATCGAGAAAGAGGCAGACCAGATAATGACCTTGTACCGTGACGAGGTTTATCATGACGACACACCTGATCGCGGAGTTGCCGAGGTTGATTTCAAGAAGAATCGTCACGGCCCGACTGGCATGTTAAGGGTTCAATGGAAAGCTCCTTATATGCGGTTCTGTGACTTTGCAGAGCAATACTGATATGAAACAACACACCGAAACACTCATTTCATACGTCATGGAATGGAGTGGTAAGAGTCGAGATGAGGCGATTGAGTGGTTGGATAGAAACCTACCGAGATTGAAAGGAGATGAAGATGAAAAGTGATCGTGAATTGTTGGAGTTGGCCGCAAAGGCATATGGGTATGATGTATCTAAAGACTCTCATATCCCAAGCGGTGGCTTGTGGATTTCTGAAGTGATTGCAGGAGATTTTGAGTGGAACCCCATCGCAAATGACGGTGACGCATTTAGGCTAGCATTGACGTTAAACATCCTTGTCGGCGTTGGTCAGGCTTGGACCGCTGGAAGCCAACAATACGGAGTGATGTTCGATGGATATCCAGAAGGCGAGCTATTCAAGGCTACTAGGTTGGCAATAGTGCGGGCAGCCGCCGCAATTGGAGAGTTAATTCAATGAAGGCGCAGACAGAGATGGAAAAAACAGCTACCCGCAGGATTGCCAAGGCGATCATAGCTCAGGCTGACATTGAGGGGTGGCGCAATCTCAGAGATGAATCCGAGGTTGCCGCAAAGGTGAGCCAGTCCGTAGCGCGTCACTCAAGCCAGCATGGGATTCACCCGTTGTTTATCAAGAGCGCGATGATGCGAATTCAAGACGGGAGGATCTGATGGCTACCAATCTGATAATCGACGCGCGCGATTTGGAGGATTTGAATGCTTGCATCAAAACTATGCTGGAACTTGGCCCCGTGTCGGTGCAGTTGAAGTCGCACACGAAGCGGAGCGTTCCACAAAATGCCACTGCTCACATGTGGTTTGGTGAGTTGAGTCGTTGGCTCATCAGTAAAGGTAAGGATTTCGCAACGCCTGAATGGGTCATATGGCTGGGCGCTTGATAGAGGGGTGATGTTGACGATTCCAGATAACTCGGAGTACAAGCAACTTTGCAGCATGGAGAGCGGTGTCGATGGCTAACCGAAAAAAGAAATGCAAGCAATGCGGCGAGTATCACGAAGCAGAATCAGGCGTGCAGACACCAGTCGCATGGTTCTGCTGCCACGCTCACGCAATCGAGTTCAGCATAGAGGCATCCAGAAAGCGCACATGGCGATTGCTAGCGAAGGCTGTACGTGCGCAAGCGGTAGAGGCAAAGAATGCAGCAAAGCGCGACAGGGAGCGCGTGGCGAAGCGCAAGAAGGAGCTGAACCGCTCGCATCACCTAGACCAATTGCAAAAGCTGGTTAATCAATGGGTGGTTCACGTCAGGGACAAGGATAAGCCTTGCTGCACTTGTGGAACTACAAACCCATTCATCAAGTACGATGCTGGTCATTACCGCAGCAGGGGAGCGTGTCCAGAGGCGAGATTCATACCAACTAACATACATCGGCAGTGCTCAGTTCGGTGCAACGTTCACGGAAGCGGTATGCGATCAGAGTACATTGATTTCATCAGTGCCGAATACGGGCAGGAGCATTTGGATTGGCTGGATGGCCCACACCAATCACTGAAAGAGATGCTTCCTGACGCTGACGCAATTGATGCGGAGATTGCTCGCTATCGCAAAATGCTGCGGGATGCAGGACTGAAACCTAACGCATAAAAATATTTCAAAAACTACTTGCCACAACTGCGCATGTTGCTTAGTATCTATCTCAAGAGGTGAGGCAACGGAGCCAAGCCAGTGTCTAGAGGTGATTTATGGAAAAGGTAATTGTTGCAGTTGAGCAGTGCTATTCAGATAACGATGGGGCATTTGATGTTGTCTTTTATTGGGATGGCGCAAAGCTCCAAACAAGAAGCCTTTGATGGTTGTAAATCATCAAGATAGAGCGTGGAATAACTCATTCATGCGATACGACGACGAGAAGGTTTGCGTTGATGTTGATGGAGCTGGAGTTTGGGTTTCAGTTGGCTGCATTAATGATGTTGTATCTTTCCGCCGCCCATGGTGGGCTAAGAAATGACGCCATCTAAACTCAAGGAGGCCCGGCAATCGCTGGGCCTAACTCAAGAGCAACTGGCTGATGAGATTGGCGCATCGCTGGCGTCTGTGAGAAATTGGGAGCAAAGTAGGTGCAAAGTCAATCGGGTCGCCGCCAAGCAGATTGAAACCATGCTTAAATCAATTGCGAAACAAACAGGAGATACAAATGAACACGGTGCAAGTTAGCGACGCAGCACAGGCAATAATGGCTCTTGAATGCGTTTGCAATGATGAGGCTTGCGGATACCTGATTGGTGTACACAAGGAGCAATTGAAGAAGTACGCGGAGGCGATGCATGAAGAAATCAACCGCGTGGCGTGAAGATAGGGTCGAGATGTTCGGAACATGGGTTAGCCAGAATGGCGCAGAGGTTTACGAGCTGCTGTCACAAGGCAAGACCATGCGAGAGGTTAGCGATCTCACTGGAGTTGCCATGGGGTCAATGTCTGGATACATGGAAAGAGCCAAGAAATACGGGGTAATAGGAGAAAGAAAGAAAATGGATGTAATCGCAACTGACGCAGAAGGTAATGAGCATCACTTCACCAGTGAGAAACAAATCAATGCTAACCATTACAGCTACTCATCAGTAAGACGAGCCTGCCTGGAAGGTCGAGTTTACTGCGGGATGACATGGCGCTTCGGCACCGAGCATGGACATCGAGTAAACTGGCGAGGCCATATGGTAACTCGCAGAACCGCAAGGTTTTACGACGCCTGCATGAAGGTCGATATGGGTTATGGTGACAGATCTGCCCCAGCTACAAAGTGATTGGAAAATCCGACAGGCTTGGTATAGTTGAGTTTGATTCCATTGATGATGCTGAAATTGCAGGGTTTAGCGCAAGGTCAATCAGGGATTGCTTCATAGGAAAACAGAAAACACATGCAGGTTACACATGGGAGAAAATAACGGATGCTGAAGATAGACAGAAGGCCAGGGGAAAAGCTGCGATTGCGCGGCAAG